ATTAGGTATAAGATGATTTTCTGATATCCTCAACTGCATGTAGGTTTGCCTCTATCCACTGCTTAGGTGTTGTCCATTTGACATCTACAATATTATTTAGTTTACTGATATCTGCTTTGGTGTATTCCTGATATTGATTCTTGAGATTGTCTGGCATTGGAATGTACTCAATAGGCACACCAAGCTGTTTGCTACAAAGTTCAGCTACCTTTTGAAAGCTAGTTGCTGTACCACTACCGACATTGAAAACGCCCCTGTCTTTCTTCCAAAGCATTTGTTTGTGCACTTGCACAATGTCATCTACACAAACAAAATCACGTTTGTAGTTTTCACTGTTTTCAAATACTTTGATCTTACCGTCTTGGATAGCCTGGTTCTTAAACTTAGTGAACACAGAGGCTTGATCACCTTTGTGTTCCTCATTGGTACCGTATACGTTAAAGTACCTGAAGCCCTGACAAGTGATCTTATTGCAGATGTCGATTGTAGTAACGTATCTGTCGAACATGTATTTCGACCAAGCATAGGTGTTTAGTGGTCTGCAATCACTGTCTTCTGTGAAAGACTTTAAGTCACCATACACACTTGCACTAGAAGCGTACTGCATACTAACACCATACGCACAGCACTCGTTATACAGTTTGATTGAGAAGTCGTAGTTGTGAGCAAACACTTTCGATACATCTTTCTCTGTAGTGCTACTGATAGCACCCAGATGTATCACCCAATCCAAATCTCTTACGTATGGTAGGCACCCATAACTCTCATCCCAGTCATAACCAGTTACATCATGACCTTCTTCGATAAGATATTTGTAGACGTGACTACCAATAAAACCTTTGTAACCAGTAACAAGAATTCTCATACTCTTCCCTGCAGGGTCTTAATAATCAATGACTCTATATCTTTTTCAGTTAGAGCATACGTGCCTCTATGCTGTACTGCTACACCGGCACACCTGTTTGCAAATTCAATACAAGGACCTATTGACTCACCTTGAAGTATCTTATATGTTAGACCAGCAAGGAAGGTGTCTCCCGCACCACACACATCAAACATTTCAACTGATGGGGATGCATACACGTGATCATCGTACATCGCACCTTTACTACCAAGCGTTACAATTACTGAACGAGGTAACGACTTAGCTTTGTTGTACTCATCTTCATTTATCTTGACAATACAACCTTCAAACTGACCAAGGTCGTCCTTCTTACTATCTATCAAGATAGGACCCTTGAACAGCTGACGAAGTTGCTGAACTGCTTCATATGTAACGAACCCCTTGTTGTAGTCGCTAACTACAATTACATCATACTGATCCAATTGATAGCTTACAGAAGTTACATCAAAGGGGGTAATGTTTGGATGAGTTGTGTCAACTCTTAACAGATGGTGACCTGACTTTATATCAACATATCTAACTTTTCTAATACCTTGCTTAGGACTGTTGTGATGTCGGTCGATGTCAATACCGAAAGCACGGAGGTTGTTAGCAACATTACCAGCCATGCCGTCCATTCTGTTAATCCATTTTATATCAGCAACAGGAACAGGTGCTTCTGGACTCACTCTATTGACGTTGCAGTAGACGTACTCGTCGTTACACAACTCACCAATTAATAATACTTTCATACAAACAAATCACTAAAATCTTTCTTGGGTTTACCAAACGCTTGATTAAGACCTTTACCTACTTCTGTGTTATCCATGACAGGACCATCATCTACTATATCGTCTTGTGCTGTCTGCTCGACATCATACAGTCTCATCTTAGCACGATCAACACCAATCACGAATCTCTTAAACAGAGTTGGGTCATTGTATCTATTCTTCAACTGCTTCACCATTAACTGACCAAGCTGTTCCATCTCATCGCTATTGATTATAGCAAACATAAAGTCAGCAGTGGCTGGTAGACCAAACGACTCAGATGTATCTTCCAATCCAAGATCGCTATTACTGAACCCCGAACGCGTTGTCTGAGTCGCTGAGACGATCGGTACGTTCTTTTCGACAGCTAGTCCACGTAGCTCCTCTGCTATCGCTTTAATGAAGGTATACGAGTTTATAGTGCCTCCTATCGCCTTTGTTCTACTGCTGCTACAAATGTTTAGGTAGTCAATGTAGATGATGTCAGGAGTAAAGTTACGTTTGATCTTTAGCTCATTTATCAGGTGACGAAAGTGGCCCGAGTGAGCTGACGCAGTCGGATATTCCTTGATGATAAGTCGACCAGGAGTCCTCTGTCTAAGATCATTAATCTTCTTATCGTACATATCCTTTGGAAGGTTTACAAGCTCATCGACCTTGACGTTAAGCAAGTTTGCATCGATACGTTCTGCAATCTTCTCTTCTGCCATCTCCATTGTGATGTACAGTACGTTCTTACCTTCCATCATATTGCTAGCAGCAAAGTGACACATGGCGAGAGACTTACCGACACCGGTGCCAGCAAGTATGATGTTTAGAGACTTACGAGGAAGACCGCCTTTGGTGATCCTGTTCATATAGTCAAGATCAAAAGGCACTCGCTCTTCTTTGTGATGGTAGAAGTCAAATCGTTGCTGATAGTCTTCTATGAAGTCATGACCAATGTGGTTATCAAAAGACACAGCAAGTGCTTCCGATAGTACTTGTGGAATAGCTTGCTTAGTCTTATTCTTATTCTTGCCATCGATGATATGGATTGATTCCATGATGGCATTGTACACAGCTTTCTCTTGACAGAACTCTTCAGTCTTATCAATAAGCCATTGTTCGTTTACATCGTTGTCTTGCTTTAGTTGCTCGACTTGTGATACCGTGTTGCTGTAGTCTGCTTCACTTAGTGAGTCGGTATTCTCTAACTCAATGTATAACGCGTCCTTAGATGGAGGCACATTATACTTCTCCATGTACTCCTTGATCTTAGTTACAAGTAACCGATCAGTAATCGTTTGGAAGTATTCTTCTTTAAGGAACGGAAGTACTTTACGAGCGTACTGCTCACTGTGAATTAGCTGACTAAGAATGTTCGTCTCTATCGTCATCAAAAACTTTATCCTCAATCATCTGCACTAGAATATCACCTAGTGTATTCTCAAAATGTTCGCCACTTGCCTCACCCTTGAGGATGTTGTATGTGTAGGAAAGAACACCGTCTTCAGATATCTTAACTACATCGTAGGTGTATACTACGTTCTCGTATTCACCTTCTACAATCATAACGGGGCATACGCTTTTATCATCCTTGGCTTCAAGGATAGCATACTTAGGTGTCATACTGCTAGTTCGTCTTCTTCGATCTCGTAGTCATCGGTAGAGCCGTAAGTGAACTCCATCCGTGCAGCTTCGTCGATACGAGCTAGTAGCTCATCAGTAAAGTACTTGGTAGGCTCTTTTAAGATTGCCTTAGCATATACCTTTGCACCATCTGGCATCTCAAACCTATTTGCTACCTTCTTTACAATCTCATACTTCTCAGCAAGCTCAAGAAGACCGTAGTACCTATCAAGACCTTTGTCGTATGTAAGTAACACTTCTACTAACTTATTCTCTTTAGTGAGACGAGACTTGGCCATTCGTACCTTGATAATGTTACCGATGATGTCTTTGCCATCCTTTTCCTTCTTCTTGGACAGATAGCAAATTTGAGATGCAGTATACTTGAGACCACTACCACCAGCCATCTCTTTAGTTGGGATGTATGATCCTACAACTTCGTACACGTGGTTAGTAACCAGCATCGGTACGTTAGCTTTAGCTAGCTTTAGGTTAAGTACTCGGAATGTTGCCTTGAGAGTAGCAGCCTTAGTCATGTCACGAGTCTCACTACCAGCAGCAGTATCTTCAACTTCTTTGGTAGTAGACAACTGACCGAGTGAATCAAGCACCATCATCATAGGTGGCTTTTCACCAGACGTATTATTATAGTTGTCTAGGATCTGAAGTGCGGTATGACGGAACCGTTGAATAGTATCTGGCTCACTGATGATTACTCGATTGGTATCAATACCTCTCTGCTTCATCATCTCTTTGGTAACAGCGGCCTCAGTATCGAAGTAGAATACTGCTCCGTCTTCATGGTCATCAAGAAACTTCTTGACTACACCCATCACAAAGAAGGTTTTACCAGTTGCAGACTCACCAGCGAATGCAGTGATCTTGTTATTAGGGACACCACCAAAGATACTACCGCTGAGAGCAGCGTTCAAAATATAGCTACCGGTATCAATGTTACCGCTGTACTCAGCACTTGCTAATCCATCTTCAGCAATGGTTGTGTTTTCATCATTAAGTTGTTTTACAATATCACGAAAAAAGTCACTCATATCTCATCTCTGTTAATTGGGTAGGTCGGAATCAGCTGCTTGGCACAAATCATATTCCTGTTGTAGATAGGTATCAAAAAGAGCAATTGATGCTTCATCGGTTTTACCGATCACAGAATCAACGGTACAGTCCCCAGTAAGGGCGTATGTTCCATCTTCTAACTTAGCTCTTATTCTAGAAACCAAGCCGTAACCAATAATTTTTTCTCCAATTTTTTCCGTTCGAATTGAAGTTATTTGTTCTTCAGTCATATTTGGTTCTAGAAACGTTTGTATCCAAGCCTCCATGGCATCGCTATGTTTAATTCCTGCCATCTTAAATCTCCTCTAAGCTATTTAATCTATCAATTATTTTTTTCTTTAAGCGTTGCAGTGAACGCTTTTCTTGTTTGTTTACTAAAGTGTTACGGTGAGTATACAGGTCTACTAGCTTTTTATCAACACCTCTTAATATACTTTTTAGCTTATCTTTTGAGGTAATGGTATTATCTACTTGCCAATCAATAACTTCCTGGTCGTCAATCGGTTCATCTTCAACCTGTACTGTTTGTGTTAACCATTCATTATTTATTTCACTTACAACCACAGCTTCGGTCTCTCTTAATGGCTTTGGAGACTTAGGTTGTGCTAATGTCATGTTAGCTGCAATGAGCAAAAGAACAGCGAGTGGATCGAATACAAACACAATAAGCAAAATAACCCAACGTACGGCTTCATCAAAAAAGTCACGTGCTTGATCTCCATAGATTAGTTCAGCAATATATTTTAAAGGACCAACTTCGACCTCAATCGCCAGCTTTTCTTGTTGGAGCGGCGTGAGGGTTGATTGAAGTTCGTCAATTCGAATGTACGCAGCATCGATCGTCTCGTTGAGTGCTTGCCTCTCATTTGATTGACTTTCGCGTACCGCAATCGAACCTGTAGGGCCACGAATTCTGTCATACTCAATGAGTACAGAGACTTGTTGATCCAGTTGCGTGAGTACCGTTTCTGCATCAGCAATGATTGATTGCTGTCTCTCAATCTGGCGTTCCAAGTTGGTGATTTGTAATTCATTAGTGCCACCTACTGATATAGATTGTTCCAAATGTGCCTTTGACAAGAAGCCAAAGATACCCATTGAGGTGATAAACATCAACACAACTACTGCTGATGTAAGATATGATTTTAGTAAGAATGGTACTTGCTTCCAGTTACGGTATAACCAAGAAGCTGTAACTAACTTACCTGCCTCAAGTACACCACCCATTATAATGATAGCGGTAGTTGCTCCAGAAAAGATAGCAATCAGCCCTGCTATACTATACCACGCTGCTACACCAGAGATAGCAAGCGCCATAACAAGAGTAAGGAGACCCATTACTGGCCTTTGTAGATCCCATCTAACATATCCTGGAACTGCTCAATCTTTTCTAATCGATTAGGCCACCAGATGTATTCTTTATCAGCACTTTGACGGAGATTGTTTAGAAGTGGTTGTACAGCATCATACAGTTTTGTAAGACGCACCTGTATTTCTTCTACAGTTGCAGAAGTGGTTTCAACTTGTTCGTGAGCTGCCTGTACTGCTTCCAGCTCCTGCTCATCGACAATAGAGAATCCAAAGTCGAACGTATTGTGAATGTTATCACTCATTAGAAGAATGCCTCCAGAGTAGCCCTAGGCTCTACATCCCAACCCACAGCATCCAAAATGCTTTTGACGGGTTCAATAAAAGCCTTCTCAAATTGGGTATCGTAATCCACATGCTCACGTACACCAAATTCTTCAGGCAGGATTTGAGAAAATGCAATGACATTGCTCTGTACCCTGTTAGGTTGTTTCAGGTAGCAGAACTTAATCTTCTCACCTGAGTATATCTTCTCATATTTATTGTTAAGCTGATGTTGATCAACGTAAAAATTATATGTCAAAGCTGCACGTACTTGTATTGGTGTACCCTTTTTGTATAGTGTAACACTGTCTTTGTAGAAAGGTAGACGATTAACAGAGCGTGGGAATGCAATGTCTTCGATAGGCATTTGCGTAAACTTCTCACGTAGTTCTCTGATGTAGTTTTGTACTTGAGGTTCGTTTTGTTCGAGGATAACCTTTAGTGTGTCCTTAAACATTTGTCGACATACAGCTGGAGTAGATGATCTAACAGCCTCGATGCCCATCATCTTCAGCTTAGGCTCTCTGTACTGGACACCCTCGCTGTTATGTACGTTTAGTACGTAATGCTTCTTACCAGTCCACACGCCTTTAGATGCAATGACTTCTCGAGCCATTACCATCTTCTGTTCGTAAGCGTTCAAATAATCTCTTAACTTACTGTATGCAAGATCAAGCATAGGTTCAATCTTCTCGGTAGCCACCTTATCAAGGAACTTAACAGGATCCTTAGGTTTGGCTTTTTCAACAAGACCACCCATATTAATGTACAGTGAGTCGGTATCGATAGCAATCACATAGTCCTTGTTATCTGTACCCAGCACCTTATTCATGTATTGGTTGAGATGCTTCTCAGCCCAACGGATAGTCAACTGACCGCTAATGGTAATCCCTTCAGCAATACGAATGTCATAGTATCTGAAGTATTCGTTAGACATCGCACCATAAAGGCTGTTCATTAGAATCTTGATAGCCATCTGCTTGTTATCGAGAGTTGTTACTTCTCTCTCAAGCTCGTACGATGATCCTTCGTCTTGTATTCTCTGCTCGACATCAAGCATCTGCTTCTTGTATTGCTTACGTTCGTTGTAAAGGTTATCAACAAGTTGAGGAAACAGTCCTCTCTCCGTCACCTTAAAGAACTGACCAGTGCCAGCCATGCAATGCTCTGGTGCAATGTCTAGTTTGTTCTGATCAAGCAGATACTCTACAGACGATTCGTAGCTACCGTTCGTGTTGTCACGTTTCAATAGATCAAACGAATGCACTTTATCAACAATAGTCTCAGGTGACATATTGTACTGCATAATGATATGAGGATACAGACTATTCAAGTCAAATGACATTACCCAGTCATGCATACCGATCTGGGGATCCTTAACGTGAGCACCTTCGATCTTACGTTCCTTGGTGTTGTCACGTTTAGGTGGACAAATAATTCCACGGTTACGTAGTTCGTTAAAGATCAGAGCATCCCATACACCAACAGAACCAAACGCATCAGCGTAGTTCACTTTGCCTTTGTATGCAATAGTCATGCACAGTGTTGCAAGACCCATCTTATCTTCAAGGCGGTCTACAATCTCAACGTCCTTAATGTTATAGTCGATAAACTTTTGAAAGTCGTTGAGGTATAGAGCATTGAGCGATCCATACTCACTGTAGTCGATCTTGCTATCACCAAGCACTACGTGAGCAATATGATCTAACTTGTACGATTCTTGAGTACCGTAGCTGTATGCAAACTTCTTAAACAGATCAAGATAGTCGAGCTGCTCAAGACCGTTTATCTCAAACACCTCGACTTCATTTTGTCCAAACTGAAGGGTGCGTTGTCTGATTGGGTTACGCATATCGTGAACCCACGGAGACAATTTATCTGCATGACCATCACCAAGCACTTTGTTGATACGGTTAACAAGATATACCGTATCGAACATCCTACTGTTCCATCCAGTAACTACATCTGGATAGTTAGATGCCCACTGATCCATAAACTTTTGAAGTAGCTCTTTTTCGTTAGCACACTTTGTATATTGAACGTCCAAGTGGTTAACAATAGAACTACCATGATCCCAATCACCGAGACCCCAAACATAGTAGACGTTATCGATATTGTTCTTAATGGTGATTGCAGTTACAGGATGGTTAGCTTCTTCTGGTCTAGGGAATCCTTGATCAGACTGAACCTCGATATCGATTGACGTTACGTTAATGACATCTCTATCAAATTCAACTACGTTACGAAACGCATCGCTAATGAACTGCTGGATAAAGTTGGTGTTACCATGTATCTCAAAGTTATCAACATCGCGATGACGTTTGAGAAAGTCACTGGCATCATGAATAGACTCAAAATCCATCTCACCAAGATAAGCACCTCTTAGTGATTTGAACTCAGTTGGATCGGGACTTGCAACGTAGAGAGTTGGTTTGTACTTTACTTTCTTCTGGATACGTTTACCGTTGTTGTATCCACGGAAGTAAATGTAGTTACCAGATCTCGTTACACTGGTATAGAAAGGTTTGCTCATTGCTGAGGTAGTTTACCTTCAATTAAATCATTGTACTGATCTACTATCCAATAGCTAGCATCACAAACAAACGTCACGTTGATTTTAGCAATCTCTATTTCTACATCAGATACTGCGAAGGGTGCAACTGGATTAAATCTTAATCGATTAGACTCTTGGTCTATAGATACAACAAATCCTTTTTTGATCTTAATAGTGTCAGTACTTTCATCTGACAACTCACAAACAATTTGATCACCATTTATTAAACGAATTGATTTTATCTTCATGCTAAAATTCCACTATCAGGTGTAATGATTCCTCCAAACATTTTCTTGTGCTGGTTAACAAGACTGTTGTCTGGCTCTGCAACAAATACAACCATGTCCTTATTGATCATTAAGGGATCTTTGGTACTAAATGGACTGTACGGTACGAATTGTACACTACTTTGCTGGGTAGGGACAACCACTACTGCATCTTGGAATTCAAAGAAGTGGTCTTTGTCTTCACAATCACAAAGTACATCTTCACCCGATAACATTCTAACGATTTTTACTGACATGATATTTCCTCACGAAAAGGGGCCCCGAAGGGCCCCAGACTTTTACGCCTTAGTTTTCTCTTCTTTCTTTTCTTCCACGTAGTGCCACTGACCCGTTACTGGATCCTGGCGATGATTTTCAGAGAGTTTGATTAACACAATACGAACTTGTCTTGCCTTCACAACAACTTCTTCAATCTCACTAGCGCTTGCAAAAGTCGAAAATAAACATAAGGCTACGATTGCCAAATGTTTCATTTTACTCCTCCGTTAACAATTGATCTCCAATCGGAATTGCACGGGGACGCTTCTCTTCTGGGACTTCTACTCTCAGATCAATGACGAGTAAGCCGTCGATGAAGTCAGCTCCATCAACGACAACATGCTCTGATAGTCTAAAGGTGCGGGTAAACTTCTTTGCAGAGATCCCGCGGTGGAGATACTCACGTTCAACCTCTCCGTCACTTTTTCCACCGGCTACGACCAGTATCCCGTCTTTTACTTCTACGGTCAACTGTTCTTTGTTATACCCAGCTAGGGCAAGCTCGATTGAAAAGTGTGTTTCGTCTTTCTTGACGACGTTGTGTGGAGGATACAGCTTGTTGTCTGCCATTTCTGACAGTCGCTCTATCTCAGACCATACGTGGTCAAATCCGATGAAGTGTGAACGTGGAAACGAAAATGCTTTAGTTGCTACCATTGTGGTGCCTCCTTAGTTAAAAGCAAGGTTGTTGTCTACTG